CAACATCATGGCCGCCACAATCCTTGCTAAATGCAAAAAAGGTGACGATAAGAGAAATATCTCACCGACCGCACTGACAGTGCGGCGGCGGACACTCCCCGAGTTAGTCGAAACAGTTCGACTGGTTTTGATGGACAGCGTTCTCCCGCTCTTTGCGGTGAGAGTCTATCAGTTCGGTTCCACAGATCTAAAACCGAACAAGCGATGGTCGCAGCTCGTGAATGATTTCACTCTAGTCTGCGATCGTGTTCTCGGCATACTTCGTGGTTTTGTCGCGATTTTGCGACACCACGGAGCGCGCGATGAAGTAATCCAAAGCTTCATTGTGCAGGGCTCGACTTACTTGGCAGTCGAGACTGAACCTGAGTTTGCAAAGAGAGCGAAATACCTGACGAGTTTCGCTCTTGCGCGTTACAATCGGAATGATCTTCCGAAATGTGACACGCCCTACATCCCTAGTGGTCTGTTCAACCGCTGGGCTCGTAGTAGGTTTGCTAAGGTCTCACGTCGAAATACACACCTCTGGTCGAGCTGGTGCCAGGCGAAGCGTTCCGCTTTGCCGCTTAGCCGCGGGATGGTGTTAATGACGTATGCGAAGCACCGGGATCGGATGCTTGCGCCGGATCCAGGCAACCGCGACACAGTTCGTGAAGCGGCCTACCTGCTCTCGCCGATTATGGAAGGACTCCATTCGGCATTGGAAGGACTCTCGGACGATCGACGCCGGCCTGTGTCGAAGAAGGCGTCCGAGGAGTTTTCGCGGAAGGACGGTGGCTCACAGGCCGGTATTTGTGAACACCTCGATTTTGGTCATCAAGATAAGAGCTTTGTCTATGATGAATCTGCGGAAACAACCACACCACTCACCTGGTATGATGATCTTCTCGAGATGCGCAGTGTGCGCAGGCTCGGCTCTTCTGGAGTCGAGACGGTCGAGATTGTCAAGACGAATTCGAATCAGCTATTTTCTTGGCGGCGTAAAGACCTTACGCCCCAACAGCTCGAACTCGCCATGGACATCCGACTGACTCGCGGAGATGGCATCGACGATCTCGCCGATGTCTGGTATGATGCACTTGATCGCTGCCGGCGGAAGAACGATCCGCTGAAATGCAAGGTGCGTGCAGTCCTCGAACCTTTAAAGGTCCGTACGATTACTGCTGGAGAATCTCTCCCTTATCACGTTTCGGGTGATTACCAGAAGGCTGTTCACGGACACCTTCGGAAGCTGAGCTGCTTTCGATTGATCGGTCGCCCGTGCAGCCCGACTGACTTGCTGGACATCATAGCATGGGCGCGGCGCGCCAAACGCACTGATCTGTTTTGGATCTCTGCCGATTACGAGGCGAGTACGGACAATCTGTCCCGAATGCTCTCGGAATTTCTCAACGACGACCTCACACGCGAACTTGAATTCGGTGATGTCTTTCGAGCTTGCCTCGATCCTCACATCTGCCAGTATCCGGAGTTCACTCTGGATCTGCGTGATTTTGGTTCAAAAGTCTTTGTTGAGTTGTTTCAGACCTGGCTGAATGAGGGTGACAGTCGAGGGTCTATCGAGTTCATCACTCGGTATAAGGTCCGTTGTAAGATCTCTGACGCTTATCAAGTCAACGCGCAGCTTATGGGCTCGCGTATCTCTTTCGTGATACTCTGCATCGTCAATTTGGCGTTGTATTTGAAGGCACGGATGATGGAATGGCGCGAAGAAAACGGGTTCGTCCAAGGTGAGATGCCTGGACGGAAACAATGGCAGTTGTGGGTTGATGCTGTGTTGATTAACGGCGATGATGCGCTCTTTGCGGGTACGCTGCGACTCTTTGATATCTTCAAGAGTATTGCCGCGAGTTTTGGTCTACCGCTGAGCGTTGGGAAAGTGTATGTCAACAATGTCTATGCCAACATTAATAGCACGTCGTATCA